TAATACATCTAAAACCACCGCTATGATTTTAGCGGCGGCTGATGCTCAGAAAAAAGGTCACCTACCTGTTTTCATTATTACCGAAAAAAAATGGAGTTGGGAACATGCTATTGAGTTAGGACTTCAGGCCGAGAAAAACGAGTTTGGTGAATATGATGGAATGTTCATTTTTAATGATTCATTTGATGTTATTGAACAGGCAACTGACTTTATTAATCAAATTTTAGACGCTCAGGAAAAAGGTGATATTCCGTATAATATTTTATTTTTGTGGGACAGTATTGGAAGTATTCCATGTCAAATGACGTTTGATGGTAAAGGTGGAGGAATGCATAACGCTAAAGTATTGGCGGACAAAATAGGAATGGGGGTACATTCAAGAATATCAAAGTCTAAAAAAGAAGATTATCCTTATTATAATACCTTAGTAGTTTTAAACCAACCATGGGTACTTTTACCTGATAACCCTTTCGGACAACCTGAGATTCAAGCGAAAGGAGGTACCGCAATTTGGTTAGCTAGTAGTTTAGTATTTTTGTTTGGTAATCAAAAGAAAGCAGGAATTAGTCACATTGATGCCACTAAAAATGGTAGAAAAGTATCTTTTGCAATTAGAACGAAAATTTCTATACTAAAAAATCACGTAAATGGACTTGGTTATAAAGACGGAAAGATTATTGCGGTACCACACGGTTATATTGCCGACACAAAAGAAGCCTTGGAAAAGTATAAAAAAGACTATTCAGATTATTGGGTACAAAAGCTAGGTGACTCAAATTATTCATTAGACGAATCTCAAGATGATTCTGAAAATGAATAAAACTAACAAAATTTTGTCAAACAATTTAAAAAATTTTTGTGACCAAAACATTATTAATTGATGGAAACAATCTATTAAAGATAGGATTTCATGGTGTGAAAGATTTTTTTCACGAAGGTAAACACGTTGGGGGTATTTGGCATTTTCTGAATACTACCCGACGTTTTATTGAAGAAGAAAATTTTGATAAGGTCTGTGTGTTTTGGGATGGTGAAGGAAGTTCTCTCGCTAGAAAACTGATTTACCCCCAATATAAGGAAAACAGAAAGGTTGGTTATGACTTTAAAGAAGAATCGTTTTACGAACAAAAGAGCAGAGTAAAACAATATCTTGAGGAGATGTTTGTTCGTCAGGTTGACATTAACAACAATGAGGCGGATGACCTTATCGCTTATTATTGTCAAATTGCGAACGACGAGAATATAACCATTTTCTCAAGTGATAAAGACCTAACACAACTTATATCGCAAAACGTGTCTATATACTCGCCAAGTAAAAAATTAACCTATAAAAAAGGTGATTTTATCAAACTACATGAGGTTGAGATACCCCACTATAATGTTAAAACTTATAAGATAATTTCTGGTGATAAATCAGACAACATTGACGGTATCTATTATTTGGGTGAAAAAACATTAGTTAAATTATTTCCTGAGATGCTTGACCGTGAGGTTAGTTTTAACGATATTTTAACAAGAGCCGAGGTATTATTAACCGAGGACAAAGAAAACAAAATTTTACAAAACTTACTTTCAGGTAAAACAAAATCAGGTATCTATGGAAATAAATTTTTTGAGATTAACAACAAAATCGTGGATTTATCTAATCCGTTAATCACAGAGGAAGGGAAGGAAATCGTTGAATTATATTATAGTGAAACTTTAGACCCTGAGGGTAGAGGACACAGAAACCTAATCCGTATGATGATGGAGGATGGGTTCTTTAAATTTCTCCCCAAACATGACGAAGCATGGGTAAACTTCGTAAAACCGTTTATGAAATTAACAAGAAAAGAAAAAAAACAATTTAAAACCAAAAAGTAATTTTTTATGAAAGAGCAAGATTTAACAAAACTTGAGTTTTTGATGATGGTTAATGACAACATCATCGTTCAGAGGTATTTTAATGTCCGTGACTACAATCCCGAAGCTAGGTATTCAACCGAACTCTATGACTTTATTAGAGAGTTTAAAAATACTCTTATGCATCGTTTGAAGATGAAGACCGTGGACTACATGCTTGAGAATTCTTATGAGATTCAGGGCAACCCGGCAATTTTGGATACGTCTTATACCGATGGTCCCGAGCACTTTAACATCTTTATTAAACATGGGGACATGACAATTTGTCATCGTCAGATTGACGCTAAGATTTTCCCACCTAAAATAAGATACACCGTAGATATACGCCCTCATATAAAAAGTTTGCTTTCATCACTTACTGACATTTTTTCGGCGAAAAATTTAACTTTTGAATTCGCAGGAATTAGTACTAAGAGATAATATTTATCAAAAACGAACAAAAAATTACTATGGCGTCTAACAAAAACTTTGACTATTTAGGGTCTACTTTTCAAATACAGTTACTGAATCAAATTATTATTGATAAAGAATTTGGGAGGTCCATAATTGACGTTATAGAACAACAATATTTTGAAAATAAGTACTTTAAAATCATCTTGCAAATGATTAAGGAGTATTATTTAAAATACGAACACGTACCGACTTTTGATACCTTAGAACAAATCACAAAATCGGAACTACAACAAGAATTTGCGTCTAAAATTGTGTTGGACACCATCACAAAAATTAAAGAGTCACCAATTGAAGGTAGTGGGTTTATACAAGAAAAGGCACTCAAATTCTGTAAACAACAAGAACTACAGAAAGCAATCACCAAAGCTCAGAAAGTTATTGATGGTGGTGAGTTTGAGAGTTACGATAAACTTGAGGAACTTGTAAGGGAAGCTCTACAAGTTGGAGAACGTGAAGATGGAATGGCCGACGTATTCTCCAATTTGGATGATGTATTAAATGAAGACTATCGTCACCCAATCCCAATGGGAATACCGGGAATTGATAGACTTTTGAAGGGAGGTTTGGCAAAAGGAGAATTAGGTGTTATCTTAGCTCCCACAGGAGTAGGTAAATCTACTTTTTTAACTAAAATTGCAAATCACTCATTTAATTTGGGATACAACGTACTTCAAATATTCTTTGAGGATAATCCAAAAATTATCCAACGTAAACACATCACACTTTGGACAAAAGTTCATCCTGATGAGTTATCAAATAAGAAAGATGAAGTGATGGATAAAGTTAGAGAAGTCCAAGGTAAAATGGAAAATAAGTTAATCCTTAAGAAATTACCTTCAGATACTTTGACAATGATTCAAATCAAAAATCAACTTCGCAAGATGATAGCTGATGGAATTAAGTTAGATATGGTTGTATTAGACTATATTGACTGTATTGTACCCGATAAGAATTTGGGTGATGAATGGAAGTCTGAGGGTTCGGTTATGAGAGGTTTTGAAGCAATGTGTCACGAGTTAAATTTAGTAGGTTGGACCGCAACTCAAGGTAATAGAAGTTCTATTTCATCAGAAGTAGTAACAACAGACCAAATGGGAGGTTCAATTAAAAAGGCTCAAGTCGGTCACGTTATTATCTCAGTTGCAAAAACATTACAACAAAAGGAGATGAAACTAGCGACTATTGCTATAACTAAATCAAGGATTGGTGATGATGGTATTGTGTTTGAAAATTGTAAGTTTGATAACGGTATGTTAGAGATAGATACTGAAAGTTCAGTAACATTCTTAGGACTTGAGGAACAGAAAGAAGAACAAAATAGACAACGAGTAAAAGATTTACTTGAAAGAAGAAAACAAAGAGAACAACAAAATAATTAATTAATATGGAAAAGATTTTAGTAGAGAATCCAAATCGTTTTGTGATTTTTCCTATAGAACATAATGATATATGGGAATTTTATAAAATGCACCAAGCCGCATTTTGGACGGCAGAAGAGGTTGATTTGTCAGGAGACATTCGTGATTGGGAAAACCTTTCAGAGAATGAACAATACTTTGTTAAAAATGTATTGTCATTTTTTGCGGCATCAGATGGAATTGTTAACGAAAACTTGGCTGAAAATTTCTACCGAGAAGTACAATATCCTGAAGCAAAATTCTTCTACGGAATGCAATTGGCGATGGAAAACATCCATAGTTTAATGTATTCACTTTTGATTGATACATATGTATCAAATCCAAAAGAAAAGGATGAATGTTTCCATGCAATTGACAGACTTCCTGCAGTCCAAAAGAAAGCCAAGTGGGCTCTTGATTGGATTACAAATGCATCATTCCAAGAAAGATTGGTGGCATTTGCCGCGGTTGAAGGAATCTTTTTCTCAGGTTCATTCTGTTCAATCTTTTGGTTAAAATCAAGAGGTATCATGCAAGGTTTGTGTAACGCAAATTCACTTATCTTTAAAGATGAAAATTTACACTGTGACTTTGCAATTCACCTTGTAAACAATCACTGTGAAAACAAACCAAGTGAGAAAAGAATTAAAGAAATTCTACTATCTGCTCTTGAGATTGAAAAAGAATTTATCACTGAGTCACTTCCAGTTTCACTTATTGGGATGAATTCAAACCTTATGAAACAATATCTTGAGTTTGTGGTTGATGGATTATTGGTTAAATTTGGTTGTAAAAAACAATTTAATGTTGAACAACCATTTAAATTTATGGAACAAATCGCGGTTGAAACTAAAGGTAATTTCTTTGAATCAAGAACTGTTGAATATCAAAAAGCAAAGTTGAATGAAACTTTGTCCTTTACCGATGACTTTTAATTTGTTATTTTTATAAACTATGATGTCACTAAAAATTAAAAAAAGAAGTGGGGAAGACTCGTCTTTTAACCCACAGAAAATATATAACCGAATCAAAAGAGCCGCAAAAGGTCTGAATGTAAATTCGGACGAGATATTTATTAAAGTAATCACTTCAGTACCTACTGAAGGAGAGATTACAACCAAAGATTTAGATAAATTAATCTATGAGATTGCGGCGGCTTATACAGGAAGTCATCACGATTATTCTCGTCTTGCGTCATCTGTTGCAATATCATCATACCATAAAGAAACTAATCCAAGTTTCTCAAACACTATGATGGAACTTTACAAAGAAAAAATTGTTAATGAGGAGTTTATAAATATGATTAGTAGTTATGGACCATCTAATGTTGATGAAGTTATCAATCACGATAATGATTATAACTTTGACTACTTTGCTTGGAGGTCACTACAAGAGATGTATCTTTTGAAACTACCAAGTGGTAAGACAATTGAACGTCCACAACATATGTACATGCGTGTTGCGATTTGGGTTACTAACTCATTTGAGGAAGCGGTTGAGTATTATGAAGCATTGTCTAGTCAAAGAATATCTCCCGCAACACCAATTATGATTAATGCAGGAACAAAGGTTCCACAATTAGCATCTTGTGTTCTTCATTATAATGATTCAGATTCTCGTGAAGGGTTGTTGAATACCATGAGAGATATCTCAACCTATTCATCAGACGCGGCAGGTATTGGACTATCAATGTCTAACATTCGTAGTAAGGAGAGTCGTATTTCATCTTCAGGTGGATACGCTGGCGGGCTTTTAAAGTACTTGAAAATTGTTAACGAGTCACTTCGTTTCTTTAATCAACAAGGACGTAGACCTGGTTCTGCGGCGATTTACTTGGAACCTTGGCACAAAGATATCTTTGACTTATTGGATATTAAAAAGAACACAGGAGCTGAGGAATTGAGAGCTCGTGATTTATTCACTGCGCTTTGGATTCCTGACAACTTTATGAGAGCGGTTAAGAACAACGACGATTGGCATTTGTTCTGTCCTAATGATATTCTTAAATCAGGTATTAAACCATTACAAGAATCTTATGGTGATGAATATGAAATAAATTATAATAAGGCGGTTGGTTTAGGACTTGGCAAGAAAGTTAAGGCTCAAGAAGTTTGGAATAAGATTATTGAATCCCAAATTGAAACTGGTGTTCCATATCTTTGCTCTAAAGACAACGCTAACAAAAAGACAAATCATCAGAACATTGGTGTAATTAAACAATCAAATCTTTGTAATGAGATTTACCAATATACTGACGAGAAAACAACGGCAATCTGTACCCTATCATCTATGGTTTTGAAAAACTACGTAAAAGATGGTGAGTTTGATTTTAAAGGATTGTATGAAGAAACTCGTAAAGTTGTAAGGGCGTTAAACAAAGTTGTTAATATCAACAACTACTCAACTGAAAAAGGACGCAAGGGAGGATTAGAACAAAGAGCAATTGCTATTGGAACACAAGGACTTGCCGACGTATTCTATCTAATGGATTACATCTTCACATCTGATGAGGCTCGCAAGCTGAACAAAGAGATTTTTGAAACAATCTATTTCGCAGCAATTACCGAAAGTAATAGATTGTGTATGGACGGTAAGTATGAACCATACGCTTATTTTAATGGGTCACCGATGTCAAAAGGAGAATTCCAATTTGATATGTGGGGTCTCAAAGAAGAAGATTTATCAGGAAGATGGGATTGGGCGTCACTTAAAGAAGAAGTTAAAGATTATGGTGTTTGTAACTCTTTATTTACCGCTCAAATGCCTGTGGCATCATCTGCTAAGATTACAGGCTCATATGAAATGACTGAACCCGCTCACTCGGCTATTTTTAACAGACGAGTTGTTGGTGGTGAGATTATGATTGTTAACAAGTATTTGATTAATGATTTTGAGAAGCTAGGTATTTGGGGTGAAGACCTAAAGAATGAAATTATCCTTAATGAAGGTTCAGTTCAGGGAATTAATTTTAATAACTACCTTGACCCTGAAGATAGACAATACAATAAAAAAGTTAAAAGAATTGAACACTTAATTCCGAAATATAAAACTATTTGGGAAATCTCACAAAAGGAATTAATTGAAATGGCGGCAGATCGAGCTCCGTTTATTGACCAATCACAATCAATGAACATCTATATGGGTAATCCAACTCTATCTAAGATTTCATCATCTCACTTCTATGGATGGGAAAAGGGACTAAAGACACTTTGTTATTATGTTAGAACAAAGGCAATATCTACAG